CGAACGCGTCAACCTGAAACCCTGTGGCGATCTGTAAGTCATAGTTGCCAGAATTAACAACCGCTACACCAGGCATCAGGCCACCTGTAACTGCAACGGCCCAGCGGAACGCGAGTAGGCGCGCAATGCGTTAACGACGCTTTCACCGATCTCGGCGCTTGTGGCAATTCCGCCTGTGACGTTGATAGTTACATCTCCACCACCGCCACGGTAACGATCAAGAGGCACTACTGCTTCTGGGCCTGCTTCACCGATCATTGCCAAAGTTGGGCCGTTGACGATTCCGCCTTCTGCCAACCCTGGGATATTGCCTAAAAACCCACCAACGGCACCTATTGCGCCACCGATCGCACCAACGCCTGGGATGCTTTGTATTGCGTTAATTAGATCGCCAATGAAACCCAACGCGGTTTTCACAGGGTTAATGATGTATCGAGTAAACCCGTCACTAAATAACTTAAACGCGCCACTAATCAACCCAAACTTTTTCTCAAGAAAAACGAGCGCGCCGACCAATGCTGCAATCGCAATAACCACAAGCCCGATCGGGTTTGCCGACATGACAAGGTTCAAGGCAAATTGTGCAGCCTTAACAAGCACAAGTGTTGCCTGATAGACCTTCATTGCAGCGTTTGCCACAAGCACGGCAGCTGCTAAACCGCCAATAGTGAGCACAAGGATTCCGACCAGTTTTTCGTTTTCCTGCACAAAAACCGACGCCCCAGCCAACGCGACCGCAAACTTGTCTATGTACGGGAGCACCAACTCGCCAAACGTGTCAGATATGCCGGCAAGGGCAAACTTCATTTTGTCAAACGATGACGCGCTGGCTTCTGATGTTCCGCCAACCTGTTTCTCGATAGCGGCAAGCACCATGTCTTGGGCTTCTAGCAGTTTGTTGCTTTCAACAAGGGTTTTGATCTTTTCTTTTTCTTGTTCGGTGAACGTGACACCTGATTTGGCAAGCGCGGTAATTCCCTTGATCGGGTCTTCGAGTGCTTTACCTAATGCAACCGCGTTGGTTTCTGCTGACCCGAAACCTGCCGCCGCCATGTCAAGCGCTGCCAACGTTGCACGGTCAAACGCGCCACCTGCCTCATTGACGCTTTTCGTTAGTTTGCCAAACGTGGCAAGTTTTGTTTGCGTGGCCTTAATAACGTCAGCATCAACGGCAATAGTTTTTTCTAGGCTTTCCGCATAAGCAGACACTCGATCTGTGGCTTCACCGAAACCCATGCTGTCAAGTACGTTGCCCAGACGTTGGTTGGCTTGTCTGGCTTCCTCGGCACCCTTAGCGGCGTTAACAAGGAAACCGCCCAGCGCGGCGACCGCTATCCCTGCCGGCACCGCTGCTTTTTTGATCGCGAAATTGGCTTTTTCGGATGTGGTTTCTAGTTGCTTAAATTGGGCAATAGCCTTCTTTGTTCCCGTGCCGTCAAACTCTGAAATGATCGGGATATTGATTGCCATTATGGGGTCTTCCTGTTTGCTTCATCCATGACGCGCTTAACCAATCGCTCCATCTCGGACATGACATCACCTTGGCGTTGCTCGTACGCTTTCCACATTACTCGCGATCGACTCCCATAGCGTGCAGTTAGCGCGCGCCCTAGTGGGCCTTCCATGGATGTGTCAAACATGGTGCCTGTGGCGCCTTTCCATTGGATGCCAAAGGTGCCCACGTTTGTTTTGTTCCCTCGATATTCACGGATGTTCCGTGTGTTGATTTTGGCTGCGATCTTCTGTTTGTAACCAGGTATCCACGGCAACAACTGGAACCCTGACCGAGTGCGCCAATTGCGCGACATACCAGACAACGGTGCCTGTGTGGGCACAAGGCTATTTGCATCGGAAATGACGCCAGCGACGATCTGTTTGTAATCTTTGGTGATTTCGCGCCGTAACGATTTGTCAACCTTGTTAAGGGTTTTCAACGCATCCTTAAGCCCGACCACCTCAATGCGCGCCGATACGTTGGACATGTCATCTCCGTTTTTTGTTTGCCTCGTTAAGCACTTTAATGACCGTTGCTATGTCTCGAGCGTCAAACTCTATATTGCTGGGCCACCAACCGACCGCAACCAAAATCTCTGCTAGCTGGCGACGGTAGGTGCCGCGTCCGTAGGGTTTGGGTCTGTCTCATCCAACACCGGCATGATGTCCATCTCTGGGTTTGCTTTAACCCAGTCGCGCCAGTTGTCGCCTACCTGCTCACCTTTAATCTTGAGGATGATGTGCATCCAGCATGCGTAGTCGCTGTATAGCGGTTGTGTTGTTAATTGCTGGACGTTGCGACGCTCAAGTCGTTCCCATTCTGTTGTCACAAACAGGTTTGTGTAATAGAACTCGGGTTCGCTTGTAGGCGTGCGTGTGAGTTGCAACTTGATTTTCATGGTTTCTCCTATGTCGGCTTGGAGCCGTGTTTATGGTGCGGTCGTGTCGATCGTCAGCGCGCCACCCGTAAATGTCACATCAAAGGTTGACAGTTCGCCGAGCGATGCGTTAATTACTGGCAACGACTCAAGGTAGCAACCAGTCAAAATAAACTTTGGGTTGGTTGCTGATTCTGCACCTGTTGTCGGTTGCAACGTAACGGTGGTCTTTGTGCCAACCAATGGTTGCAAGGTTGCGTAGGTTTCGGTCGCAGCGTAGGACGCATAGAACGTCAAGGTCACTTCGTTGTTGACAAGGCCAGCGGTGTAACTGCGTGAGTTGGTGCCGAATGCGGTGTCTTCAAGCGCTTCCACCAAATAGGTGAGTGTTGCTGCGCTGCACATGTCAGTCAAATCAACTGGTACTGCCCCGATGCTTACGACTGGGTTCGAGAGATATGTTGCTGATGCCATTTAGATGCTCCTTAGTTCTGTTCTGATAATAGATGATTTGTGTTCGGTAGTAGTGGATTATGCGGTCTGGGCTTGGATAGCGCAATCAAGGTCATAGCACGGGTACAACGCGCCACCAATCTCAAGGCTTGACGGACGGCCACCCATCACGATGATCGGTGAGCCGAGCACGCTTGCGACGATGCCAAGGATGGAACGCAAGATCGGCAACCCTGCCGGGCCTGACCCAATAACTCTGATCGGAAACTCGAGCCGTATCACGTTGCCGTTGCCAGCGATGGTTGTGAAACTTGGGGCGTCAATGAACACGCAATTAGGCACGATTTTTGTGGCGTCGTTTACGACACGGAGCCCAGACACGGCGGTCAGGCTTGCCGTCAGGTCGTCTATGGCTTCGTTAAATAGGTCTGTGTAAGCCATTAGGCCACCGCTGGGCGTGGGATACCTAAGAGCTGCTTAACGATCGGTGTGAGGCTTTGCTGGGTTGCTGTTCCCATGCCGTCAAACGTCGCGTAGGTGTTCTCTATTGAGCCCCTAGAGCGCCATAGCGCGGCGCAATACATCAAGGTGCCTAATGTTGCATCTCCGCCTGGAGAAGTCGTCAGGGAGTCGATATAGCCCGATTCCTGACGCCTGCGATAACAGAACTGATTGCCAGCCGACACCGACTGCGTGAGCAACGTGTAGTCATCAGATGGGTTGGCAATGGTGATTCCCAAATAGGTCATGACGTCCGATGCTGTCACCCACGTGCAAACTGGCGCGTAAGAAACGGTGCCAGATGCTGCGGTTCGCTCGACATCGTCAGCAACCTTGGCAAATAACACTTGATCGGCAATCGGTATCTGGTAGTCGTACAACAAGTCGCCTTGTGTATCAACGCCCAAATACAAATACTGTGGCAACGCGCGCACCGTGTAAGTGCCGTTAAACGTGGCGTCAACGCCAGCGACCGTAATTGACTGGCCGACTGCAATCTCGCTGGGGGTCAGGAGTTGCAGTACGGCGAAGTCATCAATTAGGTATTTGTTAGTGACCGTATAGGTGGCCATGTTTGGGCCGTCCTATTCGATCAGTTTACAACGATGTATTTAACTTGATCGCTGTCTGCGATAAAGGTTGCTACGTATCCGTAGTAGGAGAACGTGCGACCAAGTGTTGATGGTGCTTCAACTGACATCAAGCCACGTACTTGCTCGTAGAACTCGATTGCGTTTCCGCGAGCAACATACAAGGTTCCAGCAGCGAAGTTGCGATCTGCAACAAGGTTCAATCCAAATGGGTTGAATGTGTTTGCCACGGTGATGTTTGCTGATCCCATTCCGTTTACGCCCATCAATCCTGCAGCGCCGGCATACGGGAAAATTGGTCGCTTGTCTCCGTCCAACTGGCTTCCCAATTTTTGCCATACGTCTGGGCTGACAAAAATGTGGTCAGGTAGGAAGTTGGTTGCGTTGAGAATGTCGGTTGCTGCGTCGTACAAAGCTGCAATCAAAGTGGATGGGTCGTTAGCCGTTACCGTCCAAGTTGAGCCTGATGCTGACGCTCCGTTTGTGATTGCGTCGGCTGCAATGTCGTCGCTCTTTAACAGATATTGTCCTGCGAGGTCTCGCAAAATGATTTCCATTGCTGCGGGCGACGTGAAATCGACATCCTGTACGGAGAGCGTCACTTGGCCTGCGAGGGTGGTCTTGCTGACCACATTCGAGGCAATCACGGGAGTGGTTGCTGATACGCCAGTCAATTCAGTTCCTTGTGATGCAACTGAAGTGTGGGTCGTCCACGTTGGGCGGATGAATGTCTTTTGGTTGCCACCGTCTGGCATTGCGCGAGCACCAACGGCTGCGACTACTGGACGGATGTAGTTCAAATCCTGAAAGACTGGGCCTAGAACTGGAACTGGCAAAAGACCAGGTGTGTCTGTGGTGAGCACGTCACCGGCAGCTGCTTGAAGTGCTGTCTGCTTTGAAATTGCAAACTCGCGTGCGGCTGCTGCAACGTTGCGGAACGTTTCTCCGCCGATGTGCATTGCTGCCAAGTATTCACCTGCGGTTGGCAGATCAAACTTGCGCTTTGCTTGTGCAAATACTGGTGCAGTAGGGATGGTTGCCTCGACTGCGGTTTCGGTTACTTCTGACATTTCTTGTTTCTCCTCTACTGGGGTCTCTTCTTCATTTAACACTACTTCCTCGGGCTCTTGGTGGATACTCGCTGCAACTTTGGTGATGTTTGCTGCATCGCCAAACGCGCCGATCGGAACTAGGGATAATTCCATCCAGTCGGCGGCCTCAATAATCATTGTTCCTTCTTCGTCGTACGAAAACTTGGTTGGGTTGACCCCGACCGATACTTGGTCAATGGTGCCGTCGGCAGCCATGACTAGGGCATCGTTTCCTAGGCTGGTCGCGCTAATTTTGGCGCTGAACATCATTCCTTGGTCGGTGTCTACGCGCTCGGTGACAATGCCTACTGGCTGGCTTGCGTCGTGGTACATGAACAGGCGTGGTGCTTTGCCTTCAACTGGCAATGAGCCTGGACGGAAAATGACTGCTGTTCCGTCGCTGACTACGGCCTCAACGTTGTACGGCACCGCGGTTCCCGAGATGGTGCGGCGTGGCATGTCGCCCGCTGCAGCGTCAAGCGTAAAATCTCCTGCGATTAGTTTGATCATCGTGCTAACTCCTCTTGTGTGTTTTCTCTTACTACAACTTCACGGTTGTCCATTTCGTCGGCCATAAAGTTTTCTTCTAGGTATTCATCTGCGTCAAACTCGACATAGGTTCCGCGCGGTAGCACGTTGTCCATTGACAGCGCGCTGGCGATCGCGTCGGCATACAGTTTTACGCCGAACAAGTACAGGTCTGCGCGAGCCTGCTGGGATGACTGGTACGAGTAAGCGCCAGTTGCCACGCCCACCAAATATGGGGGAACATTTGCCAGACGTGACATTTCCAGCGCCTGATATTGCGATGCCTCAATTAAAAGCATTTTGTCAGGCGTGCTGTTTGTTTCCGTGTATGTCAAATACTCGTTAAGCGCAGCGGTTTGGTTTGTTGATCGCGCGGCATTAAACGCGCTTGCCAAATCTGCTAATTCTTGCGCGCTTAAAGGTTCGCCGCCTGTTTGCTTAAGTACGCCGGCAGGGATGCTTGACGATGCGTTGCGGTTGCGCGCTGCTTCAAGTTTGAGCGCGGTTTCTATTGCGCCTGGTGCCGAGTAGATCATGCCTTGCGCTGGTGACAGGAATTGCACAAGGTTTGCTGGGTCAAGCATGCCACCGTTGAAGTACACCTCTTTGGACGGGGCGAACCAAACAGGGCCAACCATGTCGGTTGTAGTGATTGAGCCTGCTGGTAGTCGAGTGAACGTTGCAGGGTAGCCGTCAGCGGTGCGCGATGATATGTACCAGAACGCGCGACCGAACATCATCAAGTCATCAAGTGTCCAACTCATAAGAAATTGCATGCTGACGGTTGGGTCTGGTCGGCGCATCCATGAACGTGGCGCAATGTAAATGCGCTCCATTTCTTCGCCGTTCCAAAACTCGTTATATGAGCGCAATGGCATTGAGCCGATAACTGAGGCCATGAGATCTCGAGCGCGGTTGATTGTTGGAACGCTGATAGCGCGGTTGCGCGCTTCGCCTTCTTGGTAACTGTAATACTGGCCGATCATGCTGACGCCTTGCGCGTTACTTGTGTAACCGCCAGCAACGGCAGCGGCCACGCTAGGCGCTGGGCTTATCGCTGCTTTACGGGTTTTGTTGAAGATCGCCATGTTCCTACTTTGTCATATAAGTGGCGACCGCGCATGACTTATCCGATTCCGACAAAAGGCAAGGTGCGCGGCCACCGCGATCATCTTAGTTATTTACTGCCACAAGCATGGGTTTACCTGTGTTGGCTGGACGGGCACACATGCCGATTCCCCAGACCATTGTGCGCGCTAACTCAATCGGCCCAGGTGATCGCTTGGATGACAGCACAATGGTGTTGTCGGTGCGTACGGCAACGGCGCGCTGTACGTGTTCTGCCAACAGTTTTTCTCCTGTGTGCAGTAGTCGCGCTTCGGCGATCATGTTTTTGGCTAGCGGTGTAAACCGTCCTAGTTCCGCGTAGCCGACCACGACCCGGCGGCGCTCGATGTTTGGTGGGCAGGTTGCATCCACGGTCGGCGACAGGGCAAACCTAATCATGGGGTCTTTGGCAAGTTCCTGCACGTTCTCCCACAACTCGGTAATTGACTCGGCGATGAACGCGACGGTGACGAGCACCCGACCGTCTGACAGGTTGACACATCTGGTCGCGCTGTATCGAGAGTCGTCCAGCGAAGACTCGATTGCCACAATCCCACCGTTGGGCACGTCACCTGTGTATTCGAGTGACGGCCAGCGCCCTGGTTCAATCCATCCGCGCACAACACTCACCCAAAGGTTGAGACTGGCGCGCAAAAATGACGCGCGATCGGGGTTTGTTGATTCCTGCCTAATTGTGTCCATGTCCAACGTGTAGCCAAGTGCTGGATTACCCCATGCCCATGACGATGGGTGCAACGGGTCAAGGCTTGGGTCGGGCGACCATTCCGCCATATACATCGTGGACGGCTCACCTTTGTCAATTGCTCGAATGCCTGCTTCACGCCAACGCTGAAACAAGACCGATTCTTCGGTGCCAGCCGTTGAGAAGAAACACGCCAACGGGTTTTTGCGTGCGCGCTGTGCCGGCAACAGACCGCCCTCAACGGAGTCAGGGTTGACGTCAAAGAGTTCGTCAACGATCACTAAGTCAATACTCATGCCGTGGCCTTGGTTCGGCTTTAATGCTTTGACCCACCATTTGCTGCCGTCTGGCATGGTGGCCTGATAACGACCGTACGACTTGACGATTTTCGCGCCGTAGTACTCCTCAAGGATTGGTGCCAGATCATCAAACAACAAACACGCAAGATCAAGTCTGTGCGCGCCCGAAACAACCGTCTGCTTACCACCACGTATCTTTGGCATCTCCACAAGCCAAAACAAGATCAACGCCTGAATGATTGTGGTCTTACCGTTCTGACGCGCAACCGAAACAAGACTCGAGCGATGCACAAACTTGTCATCAGCGTCAACCGCCAACATCCCTTCAAGAGCATGTATCTGCCACGGCATCAAATCAATCTGCAACACCTGTTTGGCCATGTCCCCCACAAGTCCAGCTAGTGAGCCGGCATGATCTGGGATGATCGTTTCCAAGCGCGGCTGGTCGTGGCTAGTTGGCGCTGGTTCGGGCTGGTTCGGGCTGGTGGCGACAAAATGATGGA